TGGGCAATCAAACCCATCAGCCACTACCGCCACGACTCTTTACACCTGCCCTGCTTCTACTCAGACGGTTATCTCAACCATCACCATCTGTAATCAGGCTGGCACAAGTGGCACATATCGAATCGCAATTCGCCCAAATGGAGCGACCTTAGCAACTGAACACTATGTTGTTTACGATGCAACAATTCAGGCAAATACAACCACGGCTTATACCCTAGGGCTTACAATAGATGCTTCAGATGTGGTCACAGTCTACGCATCAACAACAAGTTTCTCATTCAGCGCGTTCGGAAGCGAGATAGCATAATATGGCAATTACCACCAATGGTGGCGCAGGAGTCACCGCAGATGCAGTTGCAACACTTACCAATAAGACTCTTACAGCCCCAGTAATCACCGATGCAACTTTCACAGGTCAGCAAAGTGGGCTACAGATTGCTTTTAACCAATCTATTGTCTTTGAAGGAACTACAGCAGATGCTTTTGAGACAACTCTAAGCGCTGGAGAACCAACAGCAGACCGCACAATTACTTTGCCAGATGCTACAGGTCAAGTTGTTCTTCGTGATACAACAGATACTCTTACAAATAAGACATTGACTAGCCCAACAATGACCGCTCCTGTGCTTGGGACTCCAGCATCAGGAACTCTTACAAATACAACTGGATTGCCTATTACTGGCTTGGTTGCTTCAACTTCTGCCGCTTTGGGAGTTGGTACTGTTGAGTTGGGTCACGCTACAGATACAACAATTTCCAGAGTTTCAGCAGGTGTTGTTGCAGTTGAAGGCGTAAATGTTGTTACTACTTCTTCAACAGATACTCTCACAAATAAGACTCTTACGAGTCCAACAATAAACAGCGCCGTTGTATCTACTCCAATCTTAAAGTCTCCAGAGGAGCGACTAACCGTATCTGCTACAGCGGCTACAGGAACAGTAAATTATGATGCTCTTACTCAAGGCGTTCTTTACTACACATCAAATGCAACTGCTAACTGGACTCTCAATGTTCGCGGAGATAGCGGAACTACGCTCAATGATTCTTTAGCAACAAACGACTCAATCACTATTGTTTTCTTGGTTACACAAGGTTCAACTGCTTACTACTCAAATGCTTTTACTATTGATGGCACTTCAGTTACCCCTAAGTACATAACAGGAACAGCATTTAGCGCAGGAAACGCATCTTCGATTGATTCTTATGTATACACTATTATCAAGACAGGAAGCGCTACCTTCACGGTACTAGCCTCACAAACCAAGTTCGCATAAGGAGTCGTAATGCCAATTATTGCTGGTCGCGCTTCTGCGGCTTATGGTGCTGGATTTGGTGCTATAACAACACCACCTTTTCAATTGACTGAAGGAAGTTTTGACTTTCTATCTTTCATAACTGCTCCAAGCGGCGGTTTAGCAGATGTTACCTTTGAGTCAATCCCGCAAGGATATAAACACTTGCAGATACGCACTATGGAAAACATTACTAACGCAAACAATGACCAAGGATACGGCAGTATGCGTTTCAATGGAGATACAACTGGCTCATACTCCAGACATCAGTTCACTACAAACCAAAGTAGCGCAAGTTCATTTGGTTTAACGGGACAAACAAATGCAGTTTACGGTTACGCTTACCTAGTGAACGCAACCAGTTCATTTATGTGTACAAATATAATCGACATATTAGATTATTCACACCCAAGTAAGACAACAATTGTAAAAGGTTTAAGCGGTATGGAGTTCAACGGAAGTGGATTTATGGGGCTATTTTCTTCAGTATGGGCAAAAACTGAACCAGTAACATCAATTAGAATTTTTAACACAACTGGAGCATTTAGAGTAAACTCCACTTTTGCGCTTTACGGGGTGCGTTAAATGCCAACAAATACTTATGTAGCACTTCGCACGGAGACAGTTTCTGTAGCAACTAACTCCATAACACTTAATCTTTCTGGAATAACTGGTTATACCGACCTTGAATTAGTAGTTGCCAGTTCTAACGCAACCGCAGATTCTACGATTCTAGTCGCAGTAAATGGTGAAAATACAGGAACTAATTACTCCTTCACTTATTTTAACGGCAACGGTGCAAATCCAGTAACAGGCGCAGTAAATAATAATAATTTAGGTGTAATAGGTAATCATCACACAACCCGAAGTTGTGTTGTAGCAAGGTTTCTAAATTACACAAATACAAATATGTATAAGCATTGGATTTTCAATGGTGGTGCAGCGGCGGGTAGCGGAGTATCTAACGGCGTAGTCTGCTGGCGCTCTACCGCCGCTATTACTTCAATTACTTTAACCACTACTTCTGGTCGTAATTTTACAGTTGGCTCAACAGTTTCACTTTATGGAATCTCAACAGTCGGAGATACAACTCCAAAGGCAACTGGTGGAGAAGTTACTAGCGATGCAACTTATTGGTATCACACATTTAATATGTCGGGCAATTTTGTGCCTCTACAGTCTTTGACTGCTGACTTCCTTGTTATTGCAGGCGGTGGTGGTGGTAATGCCAACGGTGGCGGTGGCGCAGGTGGTTATCGCACCTCTGTCGGAACATCAGGCGGTGGTGCTGCTGCTCAATCTGCACTATCTCTAACAGCACAACGCTACCAAGTCCTTGTCGGTGCTGGTGGTGCTGGTGGTTCTAGCGGTGCAAACGGTAGCGCTAGTTCTTTTTCATCAATTTCAACCACGGGCGGCGGTAGAGGCGGTGGCTCAGACCAAAATGGTTTTAGCGGCGGCTCTGGCGGCGGCGGTGGTGGTAATACACAAGTAGGCGGAAGTTTTAGCGGTGGCGGTGGAACAACTAATGAAGGTTTTGGCGGCGGTAGTACCCCAGGAGCATCCAACTCTCCAGGTGGCGGTGGTGGTGGCGCGGGAGGCGCTGGTGGTAACGGTAATGGTTCTTCAGAACCTCGCGTTGGTGGAACTGGTGGCGTAGGGCTTACTTCAAGCATTTCAGGTACATCAGTTGGTCGCGCTGGTGGCGGCGCTGCTGGTAGCGGTGCTTTAGGTGGAACCGCAACACAAGGCGGTGGCGCAGGTGCTAGTGGTCAAAACGCTACAGATGCTACGGCTGGAACTGTTAATACAGGCGCAGGCGGCGGCGGTGGTGGTGGCGCTCGCGCTTCTGCTGCTGGTGGCTCAGGTGTTGTTATTGTTAGATACACAAAGGCTTAGGAGATAGATAATGCCAGCAAACTATGTTCTTTTAGAAACGATTGAACTTACGCAATCAGCATCGTCTGTAACCTTTGATAACTTGCCTACTTCGGGTTATACAGATTTGAAGATTGTTGCAAGCGCAAGAACAACAAATGGCGCAGGACCCCGCGACCAGATAGACATTAACTTTAATGGTGATACAGGAAATCAGACTTATGTTTTGCTTTTTGGTATCCCAGATGTATCTACTGGTTCGGAATCTGGTGTTGAAATACGCGGCGGTTATATGTCGGGTTCAACTGGAACTGCAAGCACTTTTGGAAACGCAGAGATTTATATTCCGAACTATAGAGATGGAAATACTAAAGCCGTTCTTTCATACGGAGTAAACGCGACAAATGCTAATACTCAAGGCGGTATGCAATTCTCAAATAGTCTTTGGAATAGCACAGCGGCAATCACATCAATCCAGTTGGTATCAAATACTGGCGCTAACTTTGTTGCAGGTTCAACTTTCTCTATTTATGGAATCGCTACACTTAATATAACTCCAGTAACCGCTCCACTTGCAACAGGTGGAAACATCGTTGCTAATGATGGTACTTATTGGTATCACGCTTTCTTGAGTTCAGGAACATTTACTCCGCTAAAGACTTTAAGTTGTGATGTTCTAACTATTGCAGGCGGCGGTGCAGGTGGTAATGACGATGTTCGTGGCGCTGGCGGCGGTGCAGGTGGTATTTTTTACGCAACTTCTCAATCAGTTTTAACCGCCAAAACAGTTACTGTTGGTGCAGGAGGTACTGCTGGACTTGCCTCAACGCGTGCTAACACGGCTGGTTCTAACTCTACTTTTGAAGGATTAACCGCCGCAGTAGGTGGTGGTCGTGGTGGTGGAAATACTATAACTGGCGTAAAAACTGGTGGTAACGGCGGTTCAGGCGGTGGTGGTACTACTTCAAACAGTCAGCCTTCAACTAGCGCGGCTGGTGGTTCATCTACTCAAACTGGTACTGGTGGAACAGGCTACGGTAACGCTGGCGGCGCAGGTGGAAATAACGGTGCATCAGGCGGCGGTGGTGGTGGTGCAGGAGCGGCTGGAACAGGCAACATAAGTAGTTATGGTGTCGGTGGTACTGGCGGTGCTGGATTAAATACTTGGTCTACTTGGGCTACTGCTACAAATACTGGAGTTTCAGGTTACTACGCTGGCGGTGGTGGCGGTGGTGGCACAGGTGGAAATTATGGTAATGGTGGCGCAGGAGGCGGAGGTCGCGCTGGAGACAATAACGGAGTTTCAGTAGCGGGAACTGCTAACACAGGTGGTGGCGGTGGTGGTCGTGGCGGTGGTGACGAAGGTTCTGCTGGTGGCTCAGGAATTATTATAGTTCGTTATCCAATGGTATAAAGGAGAAAAAATATGTCGCATTGGGCAGAAATAGATGAGAACAACATTGTTCTCCGTGTACTCGTTGGGAACAACAGCGAGCCAGATGAAGGCGAAGCCTTTATGAATAGTCTTGGTGGTACTTGGGTCAAGACCTCATATAACGGCACAATCCGCAAGAACTATGCTGGTATTGGTTACTCATACGATGCAACCCGCGATGCTTTCATCGCGCCGAAGCCATTCGATTCTTGGATTCTTGATGAAGAAACTTGCCGATGGGAAGCCCCAGTTGCTTATCCAACTGACGGTATCATGTATGTCTGGGATGAAGAAACAACTAATTGGAAGGCGACAGTAAATGACTGATGTACCTAAGAAACTCGTAGTGAATGTAGCCGATGGCACATCACAATACATTGATTTAACACCTGCTGAGATTGCTCAGCGCGACCAAGATGCAGCAGCAGCAGTCGAGTTAGCAGAAGCGCGTGAAGTAGAAGCCGCAGCAAAAGAGGCTCTCAAGGTTTCTGCTAAAGCAAAATTAGTTGCTGGCGAACCTTTAACAGCCGAAGAAGCCGCAGTTCTCGTAATCTAATTATCCAATAGGAGTATAAAATGGCAGGTACAACTACTAAGGGTCTACGCTATCCAACAGCGGGAGATAACCCTGCCGTACATACCGATATTCAAAACTTGGCTACTGATGTAGATACAGAGTTAAGCGATTATGCCCTTCTTGCTGGAGCGACCTTTACTGGCAATATCCAGATTCCAACTGAGTTGGTTTTTGAAGGCGCTACAGCCAATGGATTCGAAACTACTCTTACGGTTGTAGACCCAACAGCAGACCGAATTGCGACATTTCCAAATGTGAGCGGAACAGTCATTACGACTGGAAACCTCACAGACATCACGGCTTTAACTTCGCCAACTATCAGCAATGCTACTTTCACAGGTCAGCAATCAGGGCTTGAGTTGGCTTTCACTCAGAACATTGTCTTTGAAGGTACGACAGCAGATGCTTTTGAACTTACTCTTTCAGCGGGTGAACCAACAGCCGATAGAACAGTTACTTTGCCAGATGAGACTGGAACTCTAACTACTGAGGCGAATGTACTTGATTATGCTCGAACAGTTGGTCTATTCCTTGGCGGTATGTAATGACTTTTACATACTCAGGAGACCCGAGTACATCGGCTCGAAATTATGTTCGGTTCCTTCTTAACGACACAGACTCAACTGATGCTTTATTCTCAGACGAAGAAATTTCTTATGTTCTAACTGAATGGTCAAATGATTCTTATGAAGCAGCGCGTGAGTTGGCTGAAATCCTTATTGCTCGCTTTGCCCGTCTAGCCGATAGCACCTCAAAGAGTGTTGGCGATATTTCAGTCTCCGAGTCTTTTGGCTCAAAGGTAACGCACTACAAAGAGTTGGCTAATAGCCTAGCCCTACGCAAGATGCGTAAATCTCCTCCTCGCCCTTGGGCTAAGACAGATGCTTTGAAGTCCACAGACGACAAGACAACTACTGATTACAACACAGACTTTGTAGTTGGTCAGATGGATAACCCAAATAGTTTCTACGAAACACGCATCGTAGAATAGGGGGATAGCCATGGCAGATGCTATCTACAACAAAGTCGCTGAGTTTATGACCGATACCGTGGTCTTTACACCCAAGGCATCAGTTAATAAATACAACACAACTACTTATGGCGCTTCTAACACAAATGTTACGGCTACTGGTCGTCTCATTTACGACACAATTCGAAGCCGAGATGTCCAAGGAATTGAAGTTGTTGATATTGGTCGCTTCATAACCAAGGGTCCACAGACTTCAATCACCGTATCTCACAGAATGGTAGTCGGCTCAGATACCTTTACTATCAATGCAGTTGATAACATCGCAGATGAAAATGGAGCGCATCACACCGTCATACGCTTTGGTAGATAAATATGAGCGATGTATTTACCTTTGAGATAGATGGCGCTCAAGAGTTGCGTAAGATGCTGGCGGAATCTGGCGCTGATGCGGGTAAAATAGTTGGTCAAGTAATCCTTGAAGAAGCCAATATGATTTTCGCCAAGGCGATGATTCTTACCCCTATTGATACAGGTGCTTTGCGAGGTTCGGGCGGAGTCTCGGCTCCAATAAATACCCCTCAAGGCATCGGAGTTGATATTTTCTTTGGCGGACCAGCAGCGCCTTATGCGCTTTATGTCCATGAGATTATGTACTACAAGCACAATTCCCCAACTCAGGCAAAATTCCTTGAACAACCTTTCATGGAGAGATTGCCAGCAATTCAGCAGAATATGGCTCGGCGTATCATTGACCTCATTAGAAAGAACGGAGCATCCTGATGCCAACAATTCTTGAGTCTATAGGTGACTACCTACAGAACACATCAAGCGCTTTTGGCGCACACACTTCTAAGGGAACATTAGGAACAACCCTATTTCTAGGCACTTTGCCAGAGTCTCCAGATGTCTGTACGGCTGTCTTTGAGAACTCAGGAACTCCGCCAGCGTTCACAATGGGAACAGGTGGAATTGTAATTGATTACCCAATGATTCAAGTTATCTGTCGAGCAGGGCGTGAAGATTATCCAACGGCGCGAGATGCGGCTGAGGCAATTCGCAACTTGCTTGCATCCGTAACTGATGCCACAATTTCAGGTGTTAATGTTTTGCGTATAGAGCCAATGGGTAGTGTAAATCCATTGGGTGTAGACCCGAAGCAAAGACCACTACTATCGGTGAATTTTCGATGTCTAGTGAGGACATAACCACGGAGCCAACGGCTCCCCAGGAGAGAGTGGTAGACCCGTATGGCAGAAACGCAACGACAGACGAGTTCCAAAGGTGCTGGAAATGCGACAGACTCCTCTTTGAGTCGGCAACGCGCCCGTGGAGTATCCGATGCCCGAGATGTAAGTCAAAGAATAAGTCTGGATGAGTTCACCTCTAAGTTAGACTCCCTCTACGGTAAGAAAACCTTGCCAGGTGGTGAGTGTGCTATGGGTAAATTACTTCGTGAGTTGCCAGAGGAATTCTCTAAGAGGCTGGCTGAGGCTCTCTTGACTCCATCCGTAGAAGGAACAGCAATTACTAAAGTTCTTGCAGACTATGGATTCGAGATGAGTTCAAATGTTGTTCGCCGTCATCGGCGTAGGATGCAAGGACTAGATGGGTGTAAGTGCGCTAAATGAATTTAGATGATGCACTAGAGAATTTATTAAAAACTTCAGAAAACAATACGACTCAGCCTATGGAGTCACGCAAAAGAAGCGCTGAATGGACTCCTGGTGTTTCGTGGGATGGCAATGAAGGCGTAGTAACTACAGAACCAATGGTGGGCGATACTCACCCAGATTGGTCAGGAGTTCTTCGTATCTGGGGTCTCGACCCCGATAACTTCGCTGTTGTCGAGCCTGTCCTTTTCAATGTGTGGGGTAACGCCGAAGGTGCGCTGAACCGCCAATGGAAAGGAAAGGTCGTTCGTAAAGGGGCTAAAGAACGCGCCGATATAGACCATTTGATTCAAGAGATACGAAAGCATAAGCCTAAAGAAAGAAAGCCACTTATTGAAGGTGCGGCTAGTCTTGTTGTAGTTGCAGCGGATTGGCAGGTTGGAAAGAAAGATGGAGATGGGCTTAAAGGATTAGTTGGGCGCTGGCTCCAAGCCATTGATGATGTTGAAGCCCGATATAAAGAGTTGAAAAAGATGGGCAGACCCATTGAATCCATAACTGTCCTTTGCCTCGGTGATTTAGTAGAAGGTTGCGATGGACATTATGATATACAAACCTTCACCGTGGAAGTTGATAGACGAGACCAAGTAAAGATTGCTCGCCGACTTCTTCGAGATGCTCTTATCCGTTGGTCTAAGTTCGCTCCAGAAATCACAGTTGCAGCCATTGGCGGAAACCATGGTGAAAACCGTAAAAACGGAAAAGCCTTTACGACCCTTAACGATAATGACGATGTAGCCCTAGTTGAGTCCGTGGCGGAAATCTTCGCCGCTAACCCTGAAGCCTACGGGCATATCAAGTTCGCCATTCCAACCGATGCCCTATCGCTCACAGTTGAAGCAGGGACAAAAATCATTGGAATTACTCACGGGCATTTGGCTCGCGCTGGCGCTGGAGTTGAAGCCAAACTCCGTAGATGGATTGCAGACCAGACACTCGGGCGCAATAAAATCGGTGACTGCGACATTCTGGTTACTGGTCACTATCATTCTTTGAAGATGGCAGATTGGGGCGGAGTCAAATGGCTCCAGGCTCCAGCATTAGATGGGGGAAGCGTATGGTGGAGTCAATCAACGGGAGAAACTGCGGATGTGGGAGTTCTGACCTTTGTTGTGTCGGAGCGGGGGATAACAGACCTCCAACTACTTCAATGAATGACCCTAGAGACTTAGCCATGTATGCGGCTGAACTCGTCTCTGGAGACCGTCAGGAGGCTTACGGGCATCCTTTAGATAACTTTACTAGGGCGGCTCAAATATGGAGCGCTATCCTGGGCATAGAGGTCACAGCCGAGCAAGTAAGCCTTTGCATGGTCGGAGTTAAGATTGCAAGAGAAGCCCATATCACCAAGCCCGACACAGTTGTAGACGGCATCGGATATTTTTTAACACTCGCCATGATTCGTGAGGAACGCGCTCGCCGAGAAAGTATGTGATAAGTTCAGTTTTGAAATAGCCTCTTGGTGACGGGGAAGAACCAAGGGGCTTTTTCATGCTTGCATATTAAACCCCCGTATGATATAATAGTGCTGTAACGAAAGGGGATGGAAATGGCAAGACCTGTCGAGAGTTCAAAACCTTGCTTCAAGTGTGGGCGCACAGTCGTTAAGTGCGAATCTAAGAGCGGCAAGTTCTACACCGCGAGTATCGAGATTGTCTCCAGCCAATACGCTGACTATTCAGCGAGAGGTAGGGCTATCTACCCAGTTCACGAATGTGACGAAAGAGAAATCGTCAAGTATCAAGAAACTCTCAAGCGCCAATTAGCCGAAGGTCAAATTGTTAGAGGTCAAAAAGTTGTGGTCGTTAAGGGTCGCAAAGTGGCAAAAGGCACAGAAGGCGAAATCTTCTGGCTTGGCTACGAAACCTGGAATGGCGAATCTGTATTGAAGCGCGTTGGAATCGTGGTCGAATCAGGTGAAAAAGTCTTTGTGAGTTCAGAATATGTTGAGGCTAAAGTCTCATAATTTAAGCCTGATACACTTTCCTTAATGTGCGCTAGTCGCCCGAGTTAGTCGTCTTACCTCCGTGTCCTTGTGACCTTAGACGGTGTACTTGGGCTACCCATGCGCCGTCAAGGAGGAATAGATGGCTAAGTACCGTGTACTTCAGGGTATTGATTACCCACCAAACAAACGCGCCGAAATCGGCGATGTCGTAGAAGATTTACCAGCCGCAGCAATTAAGTGGCTACTTGAGTCTGGCGCTATTGAGGATTCCTCTAAGCCAGCGAAGAAGATTGAAGAACCAACTCCAGAACCAATTGCCGAGCCAGTAGTTGAGGCACCAGTTGAGGTAGTTCCAGAACCAGAAACCCCAGAACTCACAGATGAGGATGATGACTAATGCCTACATTCCGCCACGGTAAAGGTGTAAGAGTATTTGTAGATGAGTTCGATTTCTCATCTTATTTCAATGATGTATCTGCATCAACAATGATTGAGACAGCAGAGACAAGTACCTTTGGCTCAGATGCCAAGGAGTACATTACTGGACTTGTAGACGGAAGCGTATCGCTCAGCGGTATGTTCGAGGCAACAGCAAGTGTCGGTACCGATGCTTATTTCGCAACAGTTCTCGGCGGCACAACAAAGGAAAAAGTTATTGTTGCAACCGAAGGTCACGCTCTCGGCAATCGCGCCGTGATGCTTGAGTCCGATGCCACTTCATACGAGGTATCAGGAGCAATCTCAGATGTTGTCCAGGCAAGTGCTGAGTTCCAGTCATCTAATGGTGTAGAACACGGGGTCATCTTGTCCTCTGGTTCAGCCGTTAGTGCAACTGGAAACGGAACAGGCGTGGACAATGGCGCTTCATCAGCCAATGGTGGAGTTGCATATCTTTCTGTTCCGACTAATACTCGAAACGGAAATATCACCGTAAAGGTTCAGCAGTCAGCCGACAACTCAACCTTTACAGACTTGGTGACTTTCACCGCAATCACTTCTGCTCAAAAAATATCTTACCGAGTTGAAGTTGCGGCTGGAACATCAGTAGCAAGATACCTGCGCGTGAACTACACGGTTGCAGGTTCCACAGGTACCGCCACCCCAATCGTGGCTTTTTCAAGGAGATAACAAATGCCTACATTTCGTCATGGTAAGTCCACCGTATTCAAGGTAGACAATGCGGCTGGCTCACTTACCGATATTAGCAACACACTTACAGATGTTTCATTCCCACAGACAATCGAGACCGCCGAAACTACAAGTTTCGGAAGTTCTGCAAAGACCTACATTGTCGGTCTTTCAGATTCATCACTATCAGTATCAGGAAACTTTGATGCAACAGTTGATGCTCACCTCGCGGCAGTCGTAGGACAAGCAGCAACACTTTCATTCGAGTACGGTCCAGAAGGTTCTACAAATGGACAGGTTAAGTACACAGGCGAGTGCATTATGACTTCTTACGAGAAGTCTGGCGCTGTCGGAGATGTCGTAACATACTCAGCAGAGTTCCAGGTAACAGGTGCAGTAACACGCGGAACATACTCAGCATAATTTAATAGCAGTACAACTTAATAAATCGTGACCAACCTAGTGTCCCAAGGAGAAATAAATGAGTCTCAAAGAAACAATCTTTAGTGCAGACGACATCACAAAAGAACTTGTAGAAGTTCCTGAGTGGGGAGTGAGCGTAGAAGTTCGCTCCATGACTGCGGCAGAACGCGCCAAACTGGGCGAGGGTGCATCAAACGGCGAAAAAACAGATGTTGCCAAGATGTACGCATTAACAGTTATTGCAACTGTTTATGACCCAGCGACAGGTTTACCAGTCTTTACAGACCAGGATAAAGAAGCCATTCTTTCAAAGAATGGCGCAGTAATTGAGCGCCTTGCTACAAAGGCACTTGGTTCATCTGGTCTAACTGAAAAGGCGGCAGACGAAGCGCAGGCGCGATTTCCTAAAGAATCCTGAGCGGCGAGTTCTATTTGAAATTGCAGAAAAACTAGGAAGAACGGTGGCTGAACTTCTTTACGGGAGTCCAGCACACCGTCCTCTTACTAGCATGGAATTAACTGAGTGGACTGCGTTATGGACTCTCAAAGCAAAAGAGCAAGAGAAGGCAGAGCGTAGAGCGAAAGCGAGGCGATAATGGCAGAAACTCCAACCATGGAAGTTCGCGCTCGGCTAACCGCTGAAACCGCACAGTTCACCAAGGGGATGCAACAGGCATCCGCATCGGTAGATGAGTTCGCTCAAAAGAGTGCAAGTCTGCGTGGAGCAATGGTCGGTATCGGCGTTGCTTCCGCAGCACTTACTACTGCGCTTATTGCGATGGGTACAAAATCATTTTTGGCTGCTGCTCGTATCGAGGAACTCGATTACGCGATGGATGCCATCGGTAAATCTACTGGTCTCGGTTACCAGGCAATTAAAGATACAGCCCTTGCTATTAAAGCCGAGGGTATTGAGATGGAAATTGCATCTAAGACCGCTATTAAGTTCGCTCAAAACCAATTAGATATGAGTAAGGCGGCGCTTCTTGCAAAAGCCGCCCAAGACTTCGCTATCGTTGGAGCAAAGAACTCATCCGAGACTTACGATATGCTCACACACGCCGTTATTACGGGTCGAAGTGAAGTTCTAAAATCAGTTGGTATTCAAAAATCTGCTGGACAGATGTATGAGACTTTTGCTAATAAAATTGGTAAGGCTACAACTGCTTTAACTTACCAAGAAAAACAACAAGCAGTTCTTGAGGGAGCGCTGAAAGAAGCAGAAAATGTTGCTGGCGCTTACGCCGCCGCTATGCAGAGTCCAGGAAAGGTTCTCCGTTCTTTTGCCCGTATAACAAATGAAGTCCAAGTATCCATGGGCAATATGCTTCTCAAGGGCATCGGACCAGTAATCTTCCATCTTTACGAACTTACAAAAACTTTTGCAAAGGCTCTTGAAAATAGCGTTGCTTTCAAAATTGTTATTGAGGCAGTTAAGCAAGTAATGATTAAAATTACTGCTCCAATTGTCTCTTTCCTAAAAAATATGAAAACAATGCTTGAAGGATTGACTAAGGTAACGACTGCCGCTGGTGAGTTGAAATCTAACTTTGACCCAGTTGGAGATGCTGTAAAGAAACTTGCTACAAAAATTGAATTTGTCCTTCCACCTCTTGCCGCGCTTTTGGCTATGTTCGCCACTTTTGCTGGCGCTAAAGTTTTTGCTTCAATCCCAGTTCTAGGCTCAGTTTTAGGAATGTTGGCTGGTCCTATCGGTATTATCGTTATTGGTCTTACAACTCTTTATCTGACTTCAAACCAGGTAAAAGATTCAGTAAATAGATTATTCGCTTCTCTGCAACCTTTGGTGAGCATAGTCGTAGCAGTTGGAAAGGCATTTGCTATCGCTGCTGGATTCGGCGTAGCAATTTTGGCTAAGGCTATTGGTGGTCTTGCAACAGTTATTCAGGGCGCTAATAACTTCCTGAGTTCACATAGAACTATTCTCAACGGAATTAAATACATTGTGGGCGTTCTAGTCGCCTCATATATTGGCTACAAGGCTGTCCTTCTAACGCAATTGGCAATTACAAAAGTCTCAGCAATTATGTCTGCAATTCACGCAAAAATAACAAACGCTCAGGCAGTTGCCAATGCTAGAGCAGCGGTTACCCAGGCTCAGGCGAATGTACAGCAGACCGCCCACAATGTTTTAACGGCTCAGGCAGCAGTTCAACAGGCTGGATTAAATGTAGCCCTTGGCGGTGGAGCAATTGCAGCATCAGCCCTTGCCATAGCCCAAACCAATTTAGCAGCAGCAGAGACGGCAGCAACGGCAGCAACAGCCAGCCTTGCAGGTGCGACTACTGCACTCAATACCGCAATGGCTCCTACTGCCCTTATGACTTTCGGAATCGTTGCAGCAATCGCAGCCCTAGTAATTGGATTTGTTCTTGCTTACAAGAATAGCGAAACATTTAGAGAAGTAGTAACTACTGCTATCAACTTTGTTGCTAAGGTTGTTGGAAAAGCAGTCGGATTTATTATGAGGGCTTTCGCATACTTCCTAAAGGGTATTGCTTATGTGATGGATACAAATGGCGCACTTGGAAACTTCATTGCAACGGTATATGAATTTATGCTTGATGTTATTTTATTTGCCGTAATTTCATACATTAAGTTCTACAAGTTTTGGCTTGACGGGTTCTCATCCCTAGTAAAAGAACACGCTGGCGGTGCAAAACTTATTGGAACAATCTTTGAGTTTATAGCCCGTTATATTGGTGCTGCGATAACAAATATATTAGTTCAGTTCGCTAATGTTTTGAAGGGTATTGCAACACTTATTCATTGGTTCGGAGTTGCTAAAAAATGGATTGGCGAACAATGGGAAAGAATTACTGAGGCAATTGGCAAAGCAACCGAAATTATCGGAAGTATATTTGGCACCCTCGGAGATTTAGTCAGCGGCGTTGTTAAATTTATGAGAGATAAATTTGCTGGGTTTATTGATTATTTTATAGAAAAAGCACGGGCAATTCCAGCCGCGCTTGGCGGAGGCTTAATTGTCTCTGGTCTTGAAAAACTTCAGGCTGCTATCCGTGGAACTTCAGAAGAAGTGAGCAAGTTCGATAACACTTCTAGCGTTTCTAAAATGACTAAGGTAGTTAGTGAGGGAACAAATAAAATAAATTCCGCGATAACAAGAGTTAGCAATGTTGTAATTGATGCCTCTTTGAGTTGGGGCAATTACGAGACTGGCGCTGAAGGAACCTTATCCAGAGTCGCTAATAAACTTTTAGGTTTTGCAAAGAATGTAACCGAGTTCGCTGCAAATGTTGATGGCGACAAAATACTAAGTGGAATGGTTAGCGGAGCCGAGAAAGCCTCTGAGGTTTTAGGTAAAACAATCGAATTGCTTCAAGGCGTAAAAGATAAAGACATTTTTAAGACCGTTATGAAGGTTGTATCTAGCGGTGCCAATACTGCATCCGAATGGTTATTGGCGACAGCCACAACAGTTGAATCCTTTACCAATTCAGACTTTGCTGGAAAAATGGGCGATGCTATTGGAAATATGGTTGATAGTCTTAAAAAGGGTCTCGGTTTCGGCGATATTTTAGGGGACTTGAAAAAAGAGTTTTCACTTCCTAGCGACTTGGGCAAGGATAAAAATGCTGAGGCAATTGAAGCCCAGACGAAAAGAGCAGATGCAGTTAAGGAAGCAATGCGCTCTGCTATTGATTCAATCAAGTCAGTTCTTGACGACCTTAAAAATGCAGCCCGAGACTTTGCCGATAGCCTCAAGGACACAATCGTAGGCTTTGCTGGTCTAAAGAGCATTGAGTTGCCTGACGGGTTCATACCAAAGGCTAAGTCTTTGATTGATAACATGAACCAAAGATTGAATAAGAGCCTTCAGTTCGCAAATCAAATTCAGCAATTGCAATCTCTTGAACTTGATGCTGGAGCGCTAAAGGACATCATTGAGGCGGGTCCAATTAAGGGCGCTCAGTTGGCATCATCAATTCTTACTGGAGATGCAAAGTCAAACATCGCTCAGATTAACGCCTTGCAGAAGGCAATTACATATTCGGGCGCGGCTATTGGTCAGATGGGCGCTCAGGCGGCTTACGGTGGACTCATCGCTAACGCAGAGGCTAAGTACGCATCTCTACAGGGTGACCTTAAGACTGGTGGCAGCGGAACAAATCAGTACATCCAGCAAGGCGCTTTCCAAATCAACATCAGCACCGCTGGAGCAAAAGATACTGACGAACAGATTAAAATGATTACCGATAAGATTCAAGAAACATTTGCAATCTTGGCTAAGGAATTGGCGGCTAAATAATGGCTTCGTACACACTTCGCCCTAACGCCAACTGGAACGGCGATAATCTCTTTACAGGCACAGGTGGCTCCGACCATGCAGTTCTGGCAGATGATACCGATGGCACTTTCCTGCTCCGTACCAGCACAACAGTACCCGCTTCATACGAGGCTGAGTTCGGAACCACCACTTTGTCTGCTGATGAAACAATTGTTTCTATCAACCTACGCGCCCGTATCTCTGCTTTAGCAGCAGATTCTCTTGCTCAGTTCAGCATTGGTGTAATTACAGACCGCAATGGTCGCGCTGTGAGTTACGGAATTCCAGTCACTAAACAAGGAATTGTTACTGCAACCACCTATGACCTAGGTATCAAATTAACAAGTGCGCCCAATGGTGCAACTTGGACACAGACACTTCTCGATAATCTCGTTGTTAAATTTACCGATGGCGCTACTGGCTCAGTAGTTCTACCGCCAGACCCAACTAACCGAACAACTCTCTATGCTCTTTACATTGATGTTGAAACTGCTCCACGCCCGACAGTAACCGTAACGGCACCAACAGGAACAGTCACCGATACATCATTTCCTTCAGTCACATGGACTCCAGTATTTTCTGATGGTAGCCCACAGTCTGCCTATGAAATTAAAATCTTTGATGCGGCTACTTATGGCGGGGCTGCTTTTAGCCCAGATACATCTACCCCCATTATTGGTACTGGAATCATCACTTCGACTAATAACGGTCAAACTCTTGAAGGCGACCTAGCCAATAGCACTACCTACCGCGCTTATGTTCGAGTTGCCTCTCTTATCAACGGTAATAACTATTTCAGCGCATGGGCTTTTTCGCAGTTCGCTTTAGCCATTGATTCTCCTGCTACTCCAACAGTATCCGCGTTCTATGACTCAAATTCTGGAGCGGTAACCGTCACAATCTTTGGTCGAACAAATGCCATGACTGCGAATCAGGCTTCTTTTGAAGTTGATACGACTGGATGGGCGGCAGTTGCTAATTGCTCCATCTCGCGCAGTACATCTCAGGCTTCAAGCGGCTCGGCATCCCTCGCAGTTCTTTCTGGTTCTGCTGGAGATATGACTGCATCTACGACTACGGCAACAAAGTTCCCAGTAACAGCCAATAATAAATTCTCGGCTACCGCTGAGTTCAAATCAGGCTCAACGGCTCGCTCATGCTCTGTGGGAATTATCTGGCTAAACACGGCTGGAACCGCCATATCAACGCTTTTCGGTACAGCGGAAAACGATTCATCTAGCGCATGGAATGAGTGCAATGTTTCTGGTACGGCTCCAGCAACCGCCACTCACGCTCAGGTAATTGTTAAGATTGCTAGCGCTGGTTCGGCTGAAACTCATTTTGTAGACAAAGTGGCTTTTCACGCTGGAGATAGCCCATTTTGGACTCGCGGTGGTTTTGGAACATTCTCATTTGTAGTTGAGCGCTCTCAAGATTCTGGGGTTACATACGCGGAAATTCGTAACAGCCCAGTAACAGCATCGGCATCACAAATCGCAACTTTAGATGATTATGAAGTTCCTCTTGATACAACCGTAACTTATCGTGCGAAAGCGAGGGCTGAAATCTAATGGCTATTCTTTCATCTGGCTATGTTGCAACAGAGCCTATTCAAATTACCAATCCTAGAATCTGGTCTTTTACAGCAGTACAAAACCCAACAATTGCCGCTCGTTCGCTTCGAGTGCAACAACCGCTAAATTCACAGATTGTGGAATCCTACGGTCAATTCAAACCGCTTGGCGCATCTAAGACGATTGTTGTAGCAACTAGCATCTACGGAATTGACGGCTCTTATGAGTTCACCACGCAAGGCGAAACCGAGTGGGATAACTTATATCCAGTTCTTACATATCAAGGAATCCTCCATGTTCACGACCCCCTTGGTCGCCAAAAGTATGTACGCTTTGTAGATAGAACATGGACTGAAGTTGGACCAGTTGGAAATCTTATCCGTAATGCCAAGGTCAATTACTTTGAGGTAGGCGCTCCATAATGTATCCCGTAACGGACACATTTCTCTCCTCAGTTCGAAAGTCTCATATCAGCAAGGTCAAGGTTGAGATTTACGATGCTGCTACTGGAACTATTTTAAGTGAGGCATCTCCGATTTCTGGAGAAGTCACCATTGATAGCCGCCGCTCAATCCGCAGACAATGTAGCCTTGAGTTCGTTGATACAAATGGAACTTTGGTGCCGACTAATAACAAATCATCGGTTCTGCTGCCTTTTAACCGAGAAGTAAAAATCTACCGAGGCGTTCAATATCTTGACGGTACAGAGGAATTAGTCCCTCTTGGAGTTTTTCAGATTACTACCGTTGATGTTTCAGATAGTGGGGCAGGAGTTAAAATTTCTATTCAAGGCTCTGACCGTAGCCTCAGAATTTCCAAAGCAAAATGGACAAACCACGATTTCTATATCGAAGATGCGACACCCAAAGAAACCGCTATCGCTCAAATTCTTAAAAACCGTTACCCAAATGTAAAGACCGATTTTCCAGCAACAAATCAGGTGACCAGTTTAATTTATCCAACGCTTGACCAGTCATCTGACCCCTGGAAAGAGGCTCTCAAGATTGCTGAGTCGGCTGCCATGGATTTATATTTTGATGAAAATGGCACAGCCCGTATGCGACCAATCCCAGACCCAGATTTAGGCAAGGCTTTAATTGAGTACACAGATGGTGAGGATTCAGTCGTCACTCAATTGGGTCGCAATCTATCTAGCGATGAGTCCTATAACCATGTCGTCTACACAGGAGAAGGAACTAATCTCACTATTGGAGTTATTGGCGAGGCTTTCGATAACAACCCGTCAAGTCCAACCTATGTGACTACCTATGGTTCAGTTCCTCTATTCAAATCTTCTCCGAATATCCTTACTGTTGCAGAGGCAGAAGAAGCCGCTCGCGCCGAGTTGAAAAAGGTCATTGGTGCATCCGAAAAAATTACATGGGACCAGATTGTAAACCCAGCCCACGATGTTTATGACTTAGTGAAGGTAGTCCGACCTTCTTCTGGAGTTGATAGAACATTGATGCTGGATGCTATTACTATTCCACTTGCTCCGACTGCAACAATGAACGCTATCGGCAGAAGTAGGAGATTCTAATGGACCTGAGTTACCTTGTTAATCAGATTAAGGCGAACCCATCTGGATTAAGACTACGCCAAGGCACCGTCATAACAGTCAATGCCAATCGCACTATGGATGTTCAGATAGCCAGCGATGGTTTTACCTTGCCTTCAGTTCGATACTTGAGCAATTACGCACCAAAGCCATCTGACCAAGTATGGCTCCTTAATGATGGGGCTGACCTTTTGGGAGTTGGCATGATTGCTGGCGCTGATAGAACTCTTGCTCCAACGGCATCCCGCTCAACATCTCAGACCATCACAACTAGCACCCAAACAAAAGTAATTTTTGACGAGGTTGATTCTGACGGGTGGAATTGCTGGGATGTGAGTCCAAATCCAACACGCCTCACAGCACCTTTGACTGGGCGCTACATAATCACGGGCAATGTTGCTTTCGAGGCAGCATCATCTGGTCACCGAGCAATTAACATATTAAAAAATAACACTTTGGAGTTGGCTCGCTCTGACTTCAACCCAGTTTCTAATTCAGTTGATACTCACAGCACAGTAACTTGCCATGCAGTTTCTCTCACTAAAGGCGATTATGTGGAATTACGAGTCTGGCAAAATAGTGGAAGCGACTTAAACATTTTAGATTCAGGCGAGCACAATCCAAGATTTAGTCTTATCTACCTTGGTTCATAAACCGATAGGTTATTATTTACACATCTAGTAGAGGAGTTCACAATGAACGATAAGCAAAAGGCAATGCTCGCATCTTATGGTCGCTCATTTTTAGCGGCAATGACGGCAACTTTTATGGCAACAGGTGGAGACCTGTTCGCTCTTGATACAGACACACTCAAGGCAATTTTGGCTTCAGGCATCGCGGCAGTTTTGCCAGTTGCCCTGCGCTATATCAATAAGCAAGACCCAGCCTTCGGCAAGATTGCTGAAGTAGTTGCGGCTGAGGGAATGAAGAAACTTACAGAAAAAAAGGCTCCTGCAAAGAAAGCAGTTGCAAAGAAGAAGGCGGCTAAGTAATGGCAGAGAAAGGCACAGTTGCTCTTTTTCTTGAAATTGCTCGCGCAGAGATTGGCACTATCGAAGGTCCCAAAGAAAACGAAACAAAGTACGGCGCTTTTATGAAGGCTAACTACCTTGCATGGTGCGGTTCATTTGTGAACTGGTGCGCCAATGAAGCGGGAGTTAAGATTCCGAATACTGTTTCTACTTTGGCTGGGGCTACCGCCTTCAAAAAGAATAAGGCTTGGGAAGATGTTGAGACGGCAACTCCTCAGCCTGGCGACATCGTTTACTTTGATTTTCCTGGAGATGGCGTAGACCGTATTAGCCATGTGGGAATTGTTTTGAAAGATAACGGTGACGGGACAGTTACATGTGTCGAAGGAAATACCAGCCCAGATAAAAAAGGAGACCAAAGAAACGGTGGACAGGTTGCCAAGAAAGTTCGTGCCTATAAAAAAGGCACTAAAAAAGGCTTACCTCTCGCTGTTGTCGGCTTTGGTCGCCCTAAGTTCAAAGGATAGTCATGGCAGAACACGAACCAACCCTCGGAGAAATCATGCGTAGGCTTGATGACCTAACCACGGAAGTCAAGCAAATCAACATCAACATCGGCGAGACTTATGTTCGCCGTGATGTCTACTCCTCTGATTCTGCTCGCTTCCAACAGGCAATGGAGTCAATCCTTGACCGAGTTGAAAAGATGGAGTCACGCTCCGAGTGGGTGGTTCGCACTGTCGGCGCTTTAATTATTGCAACAGTTGTCGGTGCTTCGGTATATGTTGGGCAAATCATCGGCTTGTAGGATTTGACTTACCCAACTGGGGGTGTGTATCCTCTCGCTATGAGAGGAGCAACATGACTACACAACCAGAAATAAATGAGTTCGATAATCCCGCTGTATCTTCAATCTCAGCGGATAATGAGGGCTTTGTCGTTGATAACGACCAGAAGGCTGACTGGGCAATTCGCAAGTTAGCAGTCATTCGGCGTAAGCAAGCCGAGAACAAAGCCATCTACGATGCGGAGGTTATCCGTATTACTGAATGGCTTTCAACGGTCAATACAGCCCTAGACAGAGATGCCCTGTACTTTGAGGCAGTCCTGACCCCATACGCGCTCCTACAGCGCTCTGAGGGTCGCAAAACGGTGACTTTACCCCACGGCACAATCAAGACCACCGCTGGTCAGCCAAAGGTTGAGTTCAAAGACGAGTCAGCGTTCATTGAGTGGGCGCGTTCAAATGACCCAGCACTTCTGAAAATCAAAACTGATATTGACCGCACCGCTGTTAAGGCTTTGATTACTGATGAAGGTGTAGTAATATCAACCCAGGGTGAAATTATCCCAGAGGTGACGGTTACACCAGCCGAAACTTCAGTCAAGTTCGTTACCGAGTAGAGAGAGAAGGAAATGGCAGAAACTAAAACACTATCAATTGCTCAAGCCCTGAATGAAGTTATGAAGGAAGTTGGAGCAGTTAAGAAAAATGACCGTAACGCATCCCAAGGATTTAACTTCCGCGGAATTGATGCAGTCGTCAATGCAGTATCACCAGCACTTCAAAAGCATGGCGTGATTGTCGTGCCTTCAGTTGAGGATTACGAATACGCCTCAGTTGAAATCGGTAAAAACCGCACCGTGATGGGTCATGTAAAAGTAAAAGTTACTTACACATTTATCGGCGCTGGTGGAGATGCAATTAAAGCCACGGTAGTAGGTGAGGCAATGGACTCAGGAGACAAGGCAACCGCTAAGGCGATGTCTGTCGCATTTCGTACCGCACTCCTCCAAACGCTATCTCTACCGACAGATGAGCCTGACCCAGACAGTCAGAGTTACGAGCGCTCCGAAAAAGCCGTAGTTGATACCAAGGCACTTGCTAGGGCAATCTCTGAGGCTTCTGACCTAGATACGCTTGCTAAGTTGGGTGCATACATCACCAAGTACAAAGATGCAATTGAGCCAGCAATCCTTGAGACTTTACGAATTTCATTCAAGGAGGCTCAGAACCGTGTCGGTACTTCCCCTGTAGTTGAAACTTCAACCACTAAGGAGTCAAGCGATGACCCAGTTAGCGTTTCCTGAAGCCCCGTATAGCGGGACATCTGGTTGGTCAGGTTCAGATTCATCTGAGGAGCGAGCGAGAGTTCAAGATGCAGATGGGACTACAGGTAAGCGCCAAATCGCGGCGCTTACCTACCTAGCCAATCGTGGCGTACATGGTTCAACTTGGAAAGAGTTGGCTGATGCACTCGGACTTCACCATGGGTCGGCATCGGGTGTATTGTCCGTTCTCCATCTGACCGAGCGCATTGCGAGATTGAAAGAGACTCGTAACCGTTGCAAGGTCTATGTGTTACCCGAGTTCGTAGATAATCGAAAAATAGAATTACGCCAGCAAAAGAAATCATGCCCTAATTGTGGGCATCACTTCTAAATCATGAGGAGAGAGAATGACTTGGGTAAAGATTGATGACTCGTTTCCTGACCATCCAAAGATAAAAGGATTGAAGGATGATGAGTTCAGGTTGTATATGACGGCTCTATGTTATTCGAGCCGCTATCTAACTGACGGCGTAATCCCGTTGAACATCGTTCGAACTTTCATCGAATCTCGCTCCAAGTCGTCTCGAATCTCTGCTCTAGTTGATGCGAACCTATGGGAAATCGTGGCAGACAATGTAGTTATTTTGTCCTACTCCGAGTACCAATTTACCAAGGAGAGGATAGAAAGTGAGCGTAAATTAGCCGCTGAGCGAATGGCTAAGTCCCGAGGGTTACGGCGAACAGATGGCGTAACTTCGGGTGATGTTCCCCCGCCCCATACCCATCCCATACCCATACCCATACCCATTAAAGATATAAAGATAGCGAATCCTTCGGATTCTGACTTCAATCTTTTTTGGGCTATCTATCCAAGGAAAGAAGCAAAAGGCGCAGCAAGGACAGCATTTATCAAAGCCTGCAAAAAGGCTTCAGTTGATGAAATCATTGAAGGCGCAAAGAGATTCGCTTCAGACCCTAATCGCCAGCCTGAGTTCACGGCTCACGCCTCTACTTGGCTGAATCAAGAGCGTTGGAGTGATGATGCACTTCCATCTCGCGGAGGTAATCTGACTCGCACCGAGACTTCGGTGATGAGAGCGCTTGAAATTGCGGAGAGGTTTACTGTAGAAGAAAGGGCTTTAGAAAATGAACCGTTCTGAGGTTGCTCAACTTTTTGCGTACTGCTGTTTATTTGATACTCGGCTTCAAGCCGATGAAGGAAGAATCTTGGCGTGGGATGCTGCCCTCTACGCCGATATGACTTTTGAGTTCGCTAAAGAATTTGTTTCAAGGCATTACATGAATGAGGATAGGCTGATAGCACCAGTCTATTTCAACAAAGAATGGCTACGACATGTAGAGCGCATGAGAGAACAGAGAAGAACTCAGGAGTACATGCTGGAGATGGCAGAGGGTAAAAGCAAAGCCGCAACTCCAGAGCAGGTAAATTTCTACATGAGTCAAATACGAGCAGTATTTTCGAAAGGTAATCCCGATGCTGATATGGAAACAAATACAGGAGAGGTGGCACCTGACCTATGAGGATATTCCGATTTGCAGACTGGCTACGGTTACGGCGATACAGACGGATGAATCAATCTGCTCTGGTTGCACAGAATCTTTACAGACTGCGAGAGTCCAATGGCAAAACCTAAACTCAAAGTAGGCGATGAAGTTCGCTTCATGGTTTTTTATAGAGCCAACTACCGATGCGAGAAGTGTGGCGGGATGGGCGATGCCTTCGGGTGGTCAGTTCACCATAGAGTTCCGCGCCGAATGGGAGGCTCTCGGAATGAGCAATTACATCTTGCCGCTAACTTGATTCTTCTCTGTGGCTCTGGAGTTACTGGATGCCATGGATGGGTTGAGTCTTATCGAGACAAGGCTAGGGAGCGAGGTTACTTGCTTACCAAAGTTGAGTCGGCTGAGGAGATTCCATTCATTGACGATGAGGGGAAAGCGTGGAAAATCTTTAACGATGGGGAGAAATGGGAATTCGACAGGAGTTCAGGTGACCCTTATCTTTAAGCCATGGATTGCCTATGCAGGATTGATGAACATGAACAACTTGTCTACAGACTTGAGTTGGCTCAGCGCCCTTGGACGACCAACGGCGAACGCGCTGGCAACAGGTGGCAGAGGGCTGAGTTGGTCAAGACCTGGCGCTCAGCATTTCATATCTTGGCAAAATCAGAACAAATGCCAGAGATGGAATGGATTTCAGTCACAGTCGAGCCTCACCAAAAGGGAGGTCGCCTTCAGGATGTCGGAGCGTGTAACCCAGCAGTAAAAGCGGCGATAGACGGAATTGTGGATGCGGGTGTTTTGCCAGATGACTCACCTAAGTACATGAAGTCCCTGATTTTCTTAACACCGCAAAACGATAGAAATTCTTTAGTGCTTTACATACGAGGGGCAAGAAAAGAGGGGAAACGATGAACTGGAACTTAATTTTGACTGTAGTAGGATTATTTACTACTCTTGTATTATTCGCACCTATCTTCATTGGCTATGCACTCGCTTATCACAAAGCAAAAATGAGTGCAGAGATAGAGACGATAGAAAAACATAAGAAGTTATTTAACAAAAACGATGACGGTATTGACTGGACACAAATCTTCGAAGGAGAGACACAATGAGCGACACACAGACGGCTGAAGAATTAGATGGTCGTGGGCTTCAAGAGGTTCGAATGATTACTGATGCGATGCGCGAACACCAAAACCAGATTTCTGACCTTGGTAAGCGCCGTAAGCAGTTGATTCTCCGACTTCGTAAACAGCGAATTACTTACAAAGAGATTGCAAAGGCTATGGGAGTATCTGAGCAGTTGATTTACAAAATCATCCGCCACGATATTGACCGTACCCCTGAGTACGATGGAGATGGCAAAGTAATCCGCCGCCGTGGTCGTCCAGCAAAGCCCGTTATCTAACCCTTTACCTAAAAGTTCTTAGCCTTTACTTATGAGGGGGATTAGTGAAAGCCAATATCCAGACGGGAAACATTCAAAGCGTGGCAATCAGTTCGCTGACCGCCTATCCAACGAATCCAAGACGAGGAGACATTGATGCCATTGCATCATCGCTTACTGCTCATGGTCAGTATCGCCCTATCGTGGTTCAAGCGAGTACCAAGTATGTTCTCGCAGGTAATCACACTCTTAAAGCGGCAAAAAAACTAGGCTGGAAAAAGATTAAGGCAGTTCTCGTTGAGGTAGACGAGGACACAGCAAAGAAGATAGTTCTAGCCGACAATCGCCTAACCGACCTTGCTGGATATAACGAGCCACTTCTCAAAAGCCTTCTTGAAGCGCTCCCTGAGTTGGATGGCACAGGATTTACTGCATCTGAGGTTGAGACATTAGACCGCCTCATATCAGGTAACCAAAAGGAACCTTTGGGAACCTCTGGCACCTTAAAAGATGACCCCGAGGTAAAGATAGCCGCCTGGAAATTTACAATTGAGCAAGATGCCTACGATGCCTGGAAAGAGCAACTTTACGATGAGTTCGGCAAGACTAAGAGCAAAGCGAACGCAGGGATTAAAGAGCGCTTAGGATTCCCAGAGCGAATCATGGAAAAGCCAGAACGGATTGAGGAGCGCTCCGAGAGTTCACCCGAAGATGTAGAAACCGTATCTGTGAACGAAATTCAGACACACCCGCTGAATCCACGGGAAGGCGACATTGGAGCAATCATTGAGTCCCTTTCAACCATGGGGCAATACCGACCAATCGTGGTCAATCGCCCTACGAAGCATTGCGTATCAGGTAATCACACACTCCAGGCAGCAGTTCAATTAGGCTGGGAGAAGATAGCCGTTCATTGGATTGATGTAGACGACATTGAAGAAATTAAAATCCTCATCGTGGATAACCGCACTTCAGACCTTGCCACTTATGACTCTGGTGATTTGAATAAGTTACTGACCAGTACGAGTACAAAGGGAACGGGATTCTCCAGAGATGAAGTCGCTGAGATTCTTTCAGGGGGAAAGACCAAGCCAGGACATAACCCGATAGGTCGCACCAATATCAGAGTGGGCAATCATTCAATGCGAGTTCACACCGAGGACCTAAACACATGGGCGAATACCATATATGGTTGGACCGACATTGCTGAGTTGCTTCAGATTCCGCTTGAGGCTTGCACAACTGAGGTAGAATAATCTTATGAGCGCAGTTGCAAAGAAAGAACCAGCAAAGCCTAAGAAAGCCATGGGGCGTAAGACAGCGCTACTTCAACCTGACTTAGAGCAGACACTTTTAGATTACATCAGAATTGGAACACCTGTTCGAGTAGCAGTTGCCTCAGCAGGGGTATCCAATCAAACTTTTTACTCATGGATAAACAGAGGATTAGCAGAGCGCGAGAGATTAAAGTTGGTCAAAGGTGCAAAAAACAATCCATCTGAGGTTATATTTCTTGACTTTCTTGATAAAGTTGAACGGGCAAAAGCCGAAGCGGTAACCAAAAAGGTTGCAGTTATAGCAAAGAGCGGTAACGATGGTGACTGGAGAGCGGCTGCATGGTGGTTAGAGCGCCAGATGCCAGAGGAGTTCGGAAAGACCGATAGGGTCGAGATTGGTGGAACCAACGGGGAACCTATTAAGATACAGGTTGAAATAGGCGAACTTGAAAGCAAGATTGCGAAAGTCTTAGCAATTCGAAAGAGGTAAGAATGGGTGAACGGCTCGTAGACCTCGTTCTCAATGCCACGCCCGAAGAACGAGCAAAGATTTACCTATCGCTTAATGAAGATGAGAAGTACGCGCTATCGGTCATCCTTGATGCTGAGATAAGTAATCCCTGGGCTAGATACGAGAATGACCCAGTTGGATTTATTGAAGATGGGCTAGGCGAAACACTTTGGTCTAAACAGCGCGAGATTCTAATGTCCATCCGAGACAATAAGAGAACGACAGTTCCCGCTTGCCACGCACCAGGAAAGTCTCACTTAGCCGCTAGAGCCGTTGCATGGTGGATTTCAGTTCACCCGCCTGGGACAGCGATTGCGATTACTACAGCATCTACCTTTAAGCAGGTTAGAAACATTATGTGGGCGCAGATTCGCCGAGTTCACATGGCTCATGAATTACCTGGAGAGATTCTCACTACTGAGTGGAAAATGGACGACACGGTAGTTGCCTATGGATTTAGACCAGCCGATAACAATGAAGCCGCCGTACAGGGTATCCACGCGCCTCACCTGCTCGTAGTAGTGGATGAGGCTGGCGGTATCTCGGACAAGATTGGCAGCGCCTTAGAAGCCCTTATGACGGGTGGACATACACGCCTTTTAGTATTGGGTAACCCACCGACAGACCAAGAACAAACTTGGTTCGAGCGCATCTGCAATTCACCTATTTATGAAAACATCCCTATCGGGGCTTACGACACGCCTAACTTCACGGGTGAGGAAACTGGTCAATGCCGCAGTTGCCCTCCCCATGTAGAGGCTCACGCAGTTGCTACGCACCTAGTAGACCAGAGTTGGGTTGATGATGTAATAAGTGAATTCGGAGAAGATTCTCCATTCGTTGAAGCCCGTGTAAATGCGCGATTCCCACAATCGGGAACAGGAAAAGTCATTCCCTACCATTGGGCAGAACAGGCAACACAGAATGAAGATTATCTCGAATCCGCAGTTATCCGTCTCGGAGTGGATATTGCATCCGATGGCGGAGATGAATTCGTAATCGCAAAGGCAGATGGATACAAAGTTTCTATTACTCACCGCTCATCTGGCAAGGCTAATGCCAACGCCGTTGATGTCGCAGGTGTGATTATTGGTGAAATCGAGAGAGCAGTTGCCGAGCATAAAACCAGAGGCGTACCAGATGTGGTACGAGTCAAGATAGATACCATCGGCGTTGGATGGGGAGTCGTATCCTTATTGGATAGATGGGTAAAAGAGCGGCAGTTGAAAGCCTTGGTCATCGGGGTCAATGTGGCAGAGCGACCTAAAGACCAAACTAAGTTCAAGAATCAACGCGCCGAGATGTGGTGGAATACCCGCTCAATGCTGCAACCGAAAGATGAAAAGCAAGAATTACGCCTGGATGTGGATAGAGCGGTATTGGCTCAGTTGGCTGGACCGACATTCAAATCTGATTCATCGGGTCGCTTGCTGATTGAATCTAAGATAGACATGAAGAAGCGCGGAGTTCATTCACCCGATAGAGCGGAGGCTATTCTCCTCGCGCTATACGAGAATAAAACCGTACACGCACCTATCTCGCCTCTTTCATTCACCCAATCGAATCCGTGGACATTATGAGAGATTCCAATTGGGATTTAGACTTTCGTTTTGGTAAAGCGGGTGAGGATTTTGTTGCTCACCTTATCGAAACAGTTGAAGTAAAAACCGATAGGCGCTGGAAAGAAACAGGCAATTTATACATAGAGGTTTATTGCTGGTCACCTAACACAGAGGGCTGGTATCCATCGGGCTTATCTTCTACCAAGGCATCGCATTGGGCTTTTAACCTAGAGGGAACAGTTCTCATCGTGCCTACGCTAGTTCTCAAAGATGCCTGCATTAAATTCGGCAGACAAATAAATTGCGAGATTCCACCAAACCAATCAAGAGGATATTTAGTCACAGTTGATAATTTGATGGAATCTACACGAACCTATCTTTTGCAGTCATCGTCTGATGACCCATGCTCCTCGCAATAATAGTAATACTTATGCTCAGGCACTTTGCAATGTGGGCATGACTTTTCCTCATTGACCACAATTACCTGGGCATCGGTATATTCCTCATCGCAGTTTAAGCAACACGCTAGGCGCTCGCTCCAATTCGTCAGCCAGAGTTGATGGCGCTTACGCCGTAAATCGTCTAGGACACTCATCCAAGGACCGATTCTGGCTGGATGTCGAAAACGGTTTCGTAAAGCAAACGCCCACCTTCCCAGTTATTCCAGGAGCCATCCGAAGTGACCTCAATGGCATCGCCAAAGATTTTCTTCGCATGGATGAGGCTGGCAGTCACGGCTGCATCGTAAGGTGCGCCACCAGTCTTGCAGAAGTCAAAACCCTCATCGTCAATTGAGATTCCGAATGTCTCGACACCTTGATTGCCTGCGCCATTGAAGGCAACAACATTGTCTGAGAGTTCTGGAGCATCTTCGCCGATTCCGTTACCGAGCGGGATTCCCGCTTCAATCGCAGTTTCAACAATTGCTTTCACGCCCTCAGCCCAAGTGATGAATTGCTCGCGGGTGAGTTCTTCCTTGATTGTCCAGTAATGTGTGTATCCCATTTATTTCTCCTCCTCGGCTATGAACCACTTACCACCACGGCGAACCAGTTGGTAATTCTTTTCTGGGTATTGCTTTTGAAACTGAACCAATTGGTTCTTGAGTCCTGCGGTTTTAATCTTTGAACCCGCATTGGAATAACCATCTATCCAGAGTTGAATGACGGTCATTTACTTTCCTCCCCTGCTGAATACGCCACCGCTCTCACGGCGCTTAGTTTCAGTTGCCCAGCACTTTCCGCAGACCACGAAGAATTGATGACCGTAGCCTTCTTCGAAGATATTGAATTCTGCTCCGCAGTCGTCACAAGTCTTAATCATTTTGCATCCCCTCTCTAGGAACAATCTAATTATATCATACCGTGGTTAGTTATTCAATCATTAGTGAGTGTGGCTTGCTTCCTTTGGCTTACCGTCCCACAACCAAGCCGATGAGAATGAGTTAAGGCTTACACCGTAACCGCCACCGTAGGTCTGAATCTTCTTGCGTTGGATTGGATGAGTCTTGGTGATGTATGTGTTCACATTGCCCCACGCATCTGGAACATTATCCCAGTTTCTTACCTGATAATCTGAAGAATCAGTTGGGACTACCTTTTCGTGCGCCCACCCAGTTACCTCAACTACCTTGGCACCAACTTCTTGAATCCAGACTGAGAACTCGCTGACCTTGACCACCTTGAAAAACTCAATGTTGGTCTGGTCGTAGCCCCATGATGAGTAAAGAATGTCGCCCACCTTTGGCTTTGCAATTTCAGACTCGATTACTGTCGCAATCTTTTCCTCGTATTTGTAATCTACCGACATTTTCATTTCCTCTCTCTCGGTCTTACATTCTAATTATATCATACCCTGGTTAATAATCCTACTTCTTCAACCTAACCTGGGAAACTTTTATTCCGTGTCGCTTGGCGTATTCCTTCTTAGCCTGAGCAACCGCTGACCGCTTTTGCTTAGATTCAGCAGTCAAGATTAAGAAGGCAACAACATTTGCCCAACCCTGAGCCTCCTCCTCATTTTCAGCGGCATAAGTAGCCAACCATTCAGCGGCAGAGTGTAAATCCCCTGTTGATGGTGATTGAGGAACTAAACCTTCGTGAAGGAATCTATCAACCGATTCATGGTCAGATGAGATTCTGTTTCCCCACTCAAATCCTTTGTAATTAAGACTCATTACTTGAACCTCCCGACCTTGATGATGCTTTCCCATTCCTTCTGGAACTGGATTCCGTAGCACTTCACGCAAACGCCCTCTGGGAACACTTCAAACTTCCCAATCTGGACACCGCACTCAACGCACTTTTCCATGGTCACTCCTCTCTCTTACATATCTAGTATACCACACGGGGGTTAGTTATTCAACATAAACTATTCGAACAAATGTTCGCCTGATACCCTTGGGCTATGTCTCTTACACCAGCGTTCGTCACACTATTGAAGGCATCATGCCCAACAGCGACCCAGGATGTAGGAGCCAACCTTGAGAACCGAAAGAAAGCCATTGAGAAGGCTAACTACGGTCCTCTGAACCCTTCGGAGCCTAATGAGGATTTCTGGTCTGAAATCGCTTCTGAATGGGATGTCCCAGTTGCCGAGGCTAAGAAACAAAAATGTGGCAATTGCGCCGCGTTTATCCAAACCTCAGCAATGATGGAGTGCATCAAAGGCGGGTTGGCTCAGGGAGATTCTTCCGATAACGCCTGGGATGTAACCGATGCGGGTGAGTTGGGATATTGCGAGGCTTTCGATTTCAAATGTGCCAGCGCTCGTACTTGCAGAGCATGGATTGTTGGCGGTCCAATTACCGATAAGAGCAAAAAATAATGCCTAAGAAAAAAGCGGGCGCATTTAACCCTATGCAGATTAAAGATGGCTGGATTGTTCGTATTACTAAAGATGGTCGCATTGCAGAGAAGATAGAGCGCTACACCCCGCGCCAGTCAAAAAAGGCTTAACAATGCGAACCTCACTCACGCCCCGCGATAGATGCGATAGGTGCGGGGCGCAAGCGAAAGTCCGAGCGAGTTTCCTATCGGGCGATTTATATTTCTGCGTTCACCACGCTAGGCAGTTCGATATTAAGCAATCATCTTTTTCTGTTGAAGTAGAAAGCGAAGAAGTTGAAAGCATGTTAGTTCTACATAAGTTTTAGAAAGGTCTGATGATGAAATGTGTTGATTGTGAAACTACTGAAAATCTTGTCTATTCAGGCGTTGCTGCATTTGTATTAGGAGTTATTGACCTGGTAGAAAAGATATGTTACGACTGCGCTAATAAGCGCCGCCGCTCTCTATCTTAAATAGAGTCTAAAGCAACAACGATTGTGGCAGTTATCAGCAGAATCGAAAACGATAGTGCGAAAGAAACGCCAGTCACGATTGCAGCAATTCCAAGAAACCATCGCACTTCAGGAAATTTTGCAGGTGTTTTAGGTGGCTTGGGAGCCTTAATAACCTGATTGATAATCTTTGGGTGAATGATTTCGTCAAACTTTTGATTTACTTCATTGGTATCCATAATTCCCTCTCTTAATTTATACAACTAGGGTAGGATACTATTTATTCTTAGATAATGCAACTTTCTTTGTCTGAGTCTTATAGGTAAATGGAGCCGATGTATAGGCATCATTTTCCGCGGCAATAGCCAAGGCAATTTCAATCTCAGCGCCAGCGGCTAATGCGCCGATTGCATAATTAGACCCAGAGCCAACGCCATAAATTCCTTTTGAATCCAGGGAGATGCTCATATCCTCAGCAAGTTCAAAAACCTCACCAGCAACAGCAATTAGAAACGCAAATTTAGTTTCTCCATCATCGGATTCATTCCATTTGTATTCTTGGTCTTTGAAACAAGCCTTCAAAGATGGGACAACTTTAGAAATCATAAAGTGGTAGACATCTTTAAGGTCGGTTGCAGTTGGCTTAGGTGGAATCCAAATATGCTGAGCAATATCGCATGGTGCAACTTCGCCAGAACCAGCAATAAGGAAATCTCCGCGCTCGCTAATCTTTACCATTTTTGGGTGATTAGCAGTTCGACCATTCGGAGATGTTGTCTGTGAGTCAGCCCCAAAAACAACTTTGTCCTTATGCTGGATTGCCACGATTGTCGTCATAGAGCAAGCGTACCGCTTAGCCTCTAGGAGCCACCAGCGCCAGGGATGCCTTGCCCCATAGGTTAGGAGTCTGGTCGTCTGGCAGATAGCCTCCAGCGCCTCCAAAAAGGATAGGCGTATCTGGATAAGCCATGCGAATACTTTTCATGGCGAGTTCATAACCACCCACGGTATATTTCAATTCAGAAAGTGGGTCATCGGCTAGTCCATCAGCACCGCAGGCAATGAAGATTAAATCTGGCTCAAACTCAAAGCAGACATCCAGAAAGGATTGAACCGCATCGGTTAAACCTTCATCATTAGTGCCAGCAACAAGAGGAAAGTTCAAAGCCTTTCGCTCCCAATCTGAGGTGAGTCCAGTTCCAGGGAAGATTCCCCATTGGTGGACAGAAAAGGTCAAGATATTTTTGTTCCCATGAGTCAGCGCTTCAGTACCGTCTCCATGGTGAGCATCGCAATCGAATATCGCTACCTTCTTGCCGAGTTGCGTTGCCTTGGTTGCAGCAATCGCAAAATCACCGAACACGCAGAAACCGCTTGAGTAATCGCGCATTGCATGGTGCTTAGCACCTGGTAGGTGAATTGCTAACTTGGTCTTTTCTTCCAGTAGCGCATCAAGAGCCGTAAGAGTTCCGCCTACGAATAACTTTGCAAGGTCACCGAGGTCATGGCGAGCGCCATCCCATTCATCCGATAAACCCTTGACGGTTACATCGTGGACATAAATCGGGTCGTGGCATAGCAATAGGTCATCGGTATGCGGTAACTCTGGGAGAAATTCGTCAATGTTGAGATGACGGTCTTGACCTTCCAGGATTACACGGTTACGCCCGAGCATGAACCTGCGCCCCTGCGTAGGGTGCGTAGGGTCGAATATCCAGTTCGCATATTCAGGCGAATGAACAATGATTGCATCTTCCATTTTAGGCATCTTCTCTCTCCTTAATTGGATAAAGATAGCCGCCCATTGCGACATCTGCACCAGTTTCAATAACTACGCCTTTATCAGAAAGTTGGACAACAGCATCAGGGAAAAACTGAATAATCCACTTTTGTAAATCTTCTTTTGTTTCCACTTCGTTGATGTCCATAACTTTCCTCTCTATTATTAACCCCAGTTTACACTAGGAGGGCTTTATTTGTCCATTGCTTAGCCTTCTTTTGAGCAATCTCCTCGTCAAGTTCTGCAATCTGCACAGTCAAAGCATCACGATTCGATTGAAGGCGCTCAATGTCGTATCCGAGATATTGCGATTCTGTTGCAATCTGCTCGTTTACGAAATTTCTATCCTGGAGTACAACAGCGACAATTTCTGCAAGAGCCTTACGAAATGTCTCTCTCGCGCTATCGCTGGCATATTCTGAGAAGGTGCCATTCTTGGTAAGTGCGTAGTGTTCAATCTTTGCAACATCTACGGCGCAGTTATTACTTACGGAATAGTGGACCCCGTTGATAATTACGCTTCCTGTGTAGCGGATGTGTGTAGGTGAAGCCATCGCTCCAATGGTTATGATTCCCTCAATGCGAGGGTCAGCGAAATCCACGGTCACGCAGTAGCGGTCTCCGTAGGATGACTTTTCTAAATCTCCTGTAAGCGATAGTTTTTTCACTTTTTGTTCCTCTCTCTAAGTACAACTTTGGCTGCTTCTAGGTTTAGTTCATCTTCAGCGGTATTCAGCGCTGGGAGCATCTTGAGCGCCTTAACCATATTTTTTAGCGCCCATGTTGGCTGATTGCCAACGATTTTCTTGGCTTCAATAAGATTCATTTTGTTTCCTCTCTCTTGAATCTATCGGTTACATTGAATCCAGTTGGAATGTGAATCTCGCAGTAATATCCTGCCCAATCTCCTGAGCGTGGACCCATCGCGTAAACCTCAGCAAACCCACCGCAGTTCTCGCAGTTTTTAGCCATTTTGTTTCCTCTCTCTTGGTTACAACCTGAGTATATCATACTGGGGTTAGTTATCTACCTTATCTTTCTTCGACACTCTGAAAACTGAATCTCCGAAATACTTGATTTCGACATCCTCAATCTTCTCAAAACCAAAATCAGCGCAGATGTAAACCTGACCATCAATCTCGATTTCGTCACCGATTGAGATAGATGTGTGAGTGCGAGTTGGAGATAACTTAGGTTCGATTACTTTCCATAACTCGCCTGAGTAAGTATTGGTTACGCGATAAACGACCTCTAAAAACTGGTCTACATCCGCTTCGGCAATCTTGAATTCTGTTTCGAATTCAATAGAACTAATGAAGCGCCCGATTTCTGGCTTATCGCCAAAAGCCTTCCAGGTGATTTTTACTTGTGCCATTTGATTCCTCTCTCTCATTCATTTACAACCCCAGTTTAGCATAGATTATTCCATTGGTACAATTGGGCTACATATCGTGTCCTAGTGACCCCGAGTTAGGGGGTTAGATGCGGTATTTACGCTTAGGCATAGCGTTCCTCATCGTCATCCTCCTAGCCCTTTTGCCCATGGATGATGCTGGGGCTGATAACGCATGGGAATCCGTGGTAAACGGCAATGTCTCGGGCAGTTCGGTTCAATTCGACTACCGAGGGGGTAGCGCCTCCTACATCACCAATGTCTCTGATGGCTCAACCGTCACGGTCACGGTAGATAACACAATCGCAAACTGCATCGGCTCTTGTACGCCGATACCCGATAACTGGACAGTCTCAATCAACGGTCAAAGTTCTAGTGGCAACACAATCGAAGTTGCAACCGTTAGCGCCGTGGTCTCAGGTCAGGTAACAATTTCTGTTTCAGGCATTGATGCTGGATTTTGGGGTGGATGGTACGGACCAATCTTTACTGTTTCGGTTAGTTCTCCTACCCCAGTCCAATCTCCCGAACCTTCTCCCAGCGCAAGCCCTTCGACTTCTCCTTCGCCAGAGCCAACCGTAACTCCTGAACCTTCTCAATCTCCTCAGCCAGTTGAGACTCCAACCGCTTCTTCGAGTCCTGAGCCAACATCCAGCCCAGAACCAACCCCAGAACCAACACCGTCACCAATGCCAGAAACTCCATCGCAATCTCCTGCTCCTCAAAATAATGTAGTGAATGGTAGTACAAACGAGAATGATGAATTAACTCTTTCTGCCCCTATCGGAAAGATTTTTACCTCAGTTGTATTTGCAAGTTATGGAACACCTACTGGTTATTCAATCGGGCAATGCCACGCACCGAGTTCGGTTGAAAAAGTTGCAGAAGTATTTTTAGGAAAAGCAATCGCAACGATTATGGCGATTAACGATTTATTCGGTGACCCTTGCGGCGGTACTTACAAATCTTTAGCGGTCAGCCTTGCTTATAGCGATGACCCTCAAGCCCCAGAACCCAGCCCCAGCCCTTCGCCATCGCAACCTTCTGATACTCCGACAGCGGTGGTAACACCTCCAGGGATTCTTCCAGTTGAGCCAAGTCCATCGGCTTCTCCTCAACCCGAACCAACATCGGAACCATCGCCTTCACCGTCTCCAAGCCCGCAACCTCCCGCAGTTGAGCCTCCTCGACCAGAACCGACCCAGGAACCTCAGCCGACCACACCTGAACCCACACCTGAGCCATCGCCTACTCCATCCCCTGAAATTTCCCCGACTCCCGATGAAACTCCCACTCCCGAGCCTTCGCCAGAACCAAGTCCGAGCGAACCCGAACCAACTCCGACTCCAGAGCCTTCACCTGAGCCTTCGCCCGAGCCAAGTCCAGAGCCGTCAGTAGACCCTGAACCAGAAACACCAGAGCCAACGCCGACACCGCCAGTAGAAGAACCGTCTCCTGAACCATTAGAAACCTCCGAAGTCATTGATGATGTTTTATCCGATGGAAAGATTACACCCGCCGATGCAGAGGCGGTAGTTGATTCATTGATGGAAGATGGAGAGGTAACCGAAGCCGAGGCTACTGAGTTGATTGAAACTCTTTCCGATGGCGGCGCTTTAACTGGAGCCGAAGAAGATTTAATTCTTGATGCGCTTGCAGCAGATGGCGAAGTTACCCAAGACGAGGTAAATAATCTTTCAGAAACTCTTTCTGGGGATGGAAAATTTACTGAGGCGGAAAAAGGACTTGTAGCCGAGGCGCTTATTACTCAATTCGATGGCGCTCCAGTAACAGCAGCAGCAATCGCTGAAGCAGGAATTGATTACGAGAATTTGCCTCCAGAGACACCAGTTGAAACTCGCGTTGATGAAAGTGGCGAGCCAATCGTCATCACAGCCGAGGTTGCCGATGCCCTTGAGTTGGTGGCAAACCCATCCGAATTAGTAGGAGCAATTTTTACTGACCCTGCTAAGGCGCTTATAGCGATAGGAAATATCGGGGCAGATATGTCCAATACAGAAAGACAAGAATCACAAACAGTAGTTGTTGCCTCGGTCATCGTGGGAGCAATCGCATCACTATCTATAAGGAGAATGTAAATGAAGAACTTCTTCAATGACCTCATCGGACAGTTGTTCACCATGCTGGGATTTTTTATTGCTTGGGTAACGATTGACGGGTCGGCTAAAACGGCAGTTGC